TTCTGCTTGAGCTGCTTGTTGTTGAGCTGCCTGTTCCATTTCAGCTTCTTGTTTTCGTTTTCTTTTAACCTTCAATAACTGATTCGCCATTTTAATATTATTTATTAATCTAATATCAATAGCATCTTCTAAACTAATATTTTCTTTAGATAAAGCCATTTGAATATTAGCTTCTAAAACAGCTTTTTGTTCCTCATCAGGTTCTAACTCTAAGAAGATTCCAAAATCATGTAAGTATAAATTTTTAATATCATCTAATAATCTTAAATTATACTTTCCAATCTGCATAGCTAATTGGTCTTTAAAATCAGAATATTCTAATACGTCTGCCGTTCTTATCATTATTCCTTCTGAAAGACGCTTGGTTAAATATAAACTTCCATTTAAAATATGACGCGTGGCTGTATTAGAACTTAATGCAGCTAATTTTTGAACTCCCACTAACGCATCAGGATTTGGAGAAGTTCCATCTCTGGCTTCATTTAATCCTGTTACTGTTCGGATCATATCTAAATAATGATTGTAATTAGCAATTAACATTTGGAGTTTTCCACCACCAGTTGAGGAAGTAAGCTGGGAAATAGGAACTTTCGCATTATTAAATTCCCCATCTTGAGTGAAACTTCTACCCACAACACTACCTGTTTGAAAATAAAGCCTTAGAGCGTCTTCAGGGTTGTAGGCATTACCAGTCCCTAAGTCCACCTCGTTAAGCCCGTCAGCATCGATAAAAACACCATCAGGGACAACGCGTGTTACTACTTGTTGAATTTTTAAATGCGTCATTTGTATTAAGTCAGCAAAAGGAACCATTCTACGCACTAAAGATTCATACGTTCCTTTATAAGATCTTGGCGCAACAGCTACATAATTAGGTAAAGCATATTGACTTGCAGACTTAGGACGAACCATGTTTTCAGCTAAGGACCATTTTAACATTAAATTTGTTCCCATTACCATTATTCCATCATACCATACTTCGATTTTTTTCTCTACCCTTTCAAAATTTCCTTCTTCTTGCATCTCTGCTGGAGGATTAAACTGATCATCTTTTTCTACTACCTTAAATGTTCCGTCAGGCATTTGTTTTTTCTTATATACAAACGTGTGTGTGGTTTTATAATTAAAATATAAAAGAGTACAGGTGTCTCTATAGAACATAGAGTTTTCATAATACTGGGCAGTGTTATAATAATTATACCATGACTGGCTATATTTAGCAATTTCTTCCATATCCTCATTAGTAATGTCTGGATTAATTTTTACTAATTCAGTCATAGGAACAGTTTTTATTTCTCCCCAATAAAAACAATCTTTAAAATATGGGTCTTCAGTATAACTATAAACCACATTAGCAGGATCAACATAATCAATTTGAATGCCTTGTCCTGGCAAAAACTGATGCTTAACCATAGATACACCTACAGTCATTAAATCATAATCACATCTTTTACGTGTATCAGCATAATGATTTTGACTTAACATTGTATCGATAGCTTCTTCTGCAGCTATTTCTACCGCAGGCTTATAATTTAACTGCATAAAAAGTTCCAGTTCTTGATCAGTTTCAGGTAATTCTGACTCTTCCATTTGAAATACATTCACCCCAAAATCTTGCTCTATTTGATTAAAGATAGGCCTGGCAATCATTTCACCTTCTACCTTTTTTTGATATTCATCTCTTTTTTCTGCCGACAACGCATCTTCCGCAAAAGCAGTTACCTTAAATAGCCTATCGTTTAGACCATTTACTACAATGTCAACAAACTTTGGGATAATAGGAACAGGAGTCCAATCTAAATTTAGATAAGACAGATCTCCATCTATAGAAATTTCATTTTTATATTTTGCTACCGATTGCTCTCCACGAGCATAAAGTCTTAATTTATTAAACTCAGCCCATTGGCTAAAAAACCTACAAGTTGATCCATCTTTTCTAAACCATTCATATTGAATTGCCTGCCCAACTTGTAAACCATACTCCCATGTGTCTTTTTGTGCATCTGAAACAAATTGATCTGGGAAAGCAGCCGCTTGTAAGTTTATTTTTACGTCTTTCATCTATTAATTATTCGACTAACAATATTGCTGTTATTATATTTGGCAAAGTTAACGCTTATTTTTGTTTTTTCTTTAGTCGGTGTATATAAGTGTTTTTGATTTGCCATAACAGCTAATCCTGAACTTATAGAAGCATCAAACCTTGTTCTATTACTAATATCAAATTTTGCCCAATCTTCTAAAGTACGTTGAAAATACATTTCACCCATATCTCCAACAGACCTATATGTCCCCTCTAAATCTAACCCTACATGTTTTTCAATATAAGATTCGATTGCAGCGGCATGAGATTGTTTTACATCTTCCGATGTATTGGGTATACCACCTAACTCTCTTTCTGTTTTAGAAAGTTTGTTAAATCGTTTATCAGGCCTATTTAAACAAAACGGCCTGTACCCCCTGTTTTTAAAATGATATAACAAACGAGGTTTGTTATTCTCACATAAAATAGGCATGCCGTAAAAAACGCACGCCATCAACACATCTTCAAAAAATATTTCTGCGGTCTGAGGACGCGCAATATATTCTAAGAAAAAATGATTTGTTGGTATCTCTTCCATAGAAAATTTAGTTAATCCATGTAAAGATCCATTCGATCCTCTTCCTACTACTACTCCTGAAATATCATAAGAGTCACACCCAAATGATCCTAAATGTTCGTTCGCAGGATAAAATCTGCCTCCTTTTTTAATAACATTATTTTGTAAAGGAGTTTGTGGTATGTAAGTTACAAAAAATCTTCCTCTTTTATTTGGAGTCCAGACCACTTTACTATCTTTAATACCATCTTTCCAACTAAAAGATCCTTGAGTTATAAAATGTTCTTTAATTAATGTGTCATTATAATCAATTTGTTGATATAGTTTTGTTAAATTAAAAATAGATTGTTTGCTTTCATCTCTAAAAGCATGAGACTCAGAACGAGGGAATTGACGATAAAATTCATTTAAAGCATCTGGATCTATAGTTAATGAATCCACCTCATTTTCCCAGTAGTTGATAGCTCCTTTATATATATTTTCATTATCAATTCCTTTAACATATGTAGAGGGAGTGTGTAATACAGGCATCCCATATCTATCTATAAATCCCTCCATGTTCCATTCCATAGGAATAAACAAACTATATAACCCACTTTTTGTTTGTCCATTATTATTACGATTAGTACAAACAGAATCATAAAATAATTTTTTAAAATTTCCCCCTCCTTTTTCTAAAGCATTAGACGTAGAACCCATCATACATTTACCAATAATTTTACTTCCTAATCGTAAACATGTTTTAGTTACTCTCCAGTTATTTAAAATATTTTCAGGCCTTTCCCATTTTCCACTTTCATCATGTATTAACAACTGTAATTTTTCACCATCATAACTGTTATCGGAAGTATTTTTCCAGTCAATAGTAGTATCTAAACCCTCTAAGGTGTCTTGTTCTACATCAAACATATTTTTCTTGGTAATCTTAGAAGCTGGAACTCTATAGGCTAATTCTGTTTTAGGTTTATCCATACCATCTTGTATAGGTTTAAAGAAAAATGGATAGTTGTGGGATATAGGAACTATTTTATCTGTAAACATTTTTTTAGCATCTCCTCCAGTTTTTGAAAGAACTCCGACTCTGGCATCTTTAGTTATAGTAGCGGTATTAACCCCTTCACATGAACTCATAAAAGAAAACCCAGACCTTCTAATTTTTAAATAACAAATACCAAAACATCTATTGTCGGCTTTACAAGCTTCCCAAAATATATAAAATATTCTATTAGCTTCACGAAAATCAGGATGTCCTACATCTATTTTAGTCCATTGAAGATACATATAATGTGTACCTGTTATATAAGTAGGAATACCATTATTTAAAAACCAATGTCCTTGTTCTCGTCTATCAAATTCAGTTTCAATATAATCAATCCACTGTTTTTTAAAAGATAAAGGAGCATCATGCCAATGAAATATAGAAGGGATTCGGCTAATAGCTTTAGGAGTTTCTTGAGCCTCCCAATATTGATCTTCTTTTTTAGATGAGCGTTTATAAATATTTTTAGGCTGTAATGGTAACGCCACTTTTAATCCTGAGATATTTATAATTTCACCTATTTGACCAGATTTTGAAATAATTATAAAATCATATTTTTCGTTGTAACCATATAACCACGTACGCGCTTTATTTTTACGCGTAAAAACACTTTTAGGAATTTTATTTTTTTCCGTAAAATAAATACTATCGTGATCGTGATTCTGCAAAGCCTTTAGGTAATTTATTGGTTACATTTTCTTTCCCGTCTATTTTATCTCTTTCTTCTTCAATTCTTTTGAGTATCTCAAACGCATCAAAGATAGCTAATTTTTTAGTGGCCGCTGCATTTTTTAATCTATCAGCAGCTAACTCATCATCCTTATCGTATTTTATTATATCCTCTTTAGCCACTTTTATTAACTGAGTAACAGCTTTCTCTCCAGCTTTTATTATTTCTTCTTTTATTTTATTTATATCCATAACTGTGATTTCTATAATTTACAACTATTTCTTCATTTACATCTATATCTTGCGTAGCAATAGCCTTCATATTTCTACCATCCTCAACAAATATAGCATTGTTATAGGGAGAATGATTAGTATATCTACCTAACAATGTTCTATGATCTTCTTTAATAGCATATCCTATCAGTGAATCTTTTAATATTTTTTGATTAGAAAAAATTCCTTTTTTATGAATAGAAGATTTTTTTATACAATAAAGATTTGTTTTTTCAGGCACAACTTCTCCTACACGCTCATCAAACTCTTTACTATTAATCAACCTATCCACATCTTCTTCTCTTAAAGAATTTTCTTGCAGTAGTTTAAGATAATCTAAAACAACCTCTAAATTATTCACTCCCATTAAACTATTTTATAAAACATTACATAAATTTTTCTTCCTTGTGGCCACGCAACATTCGGGTATTTACTATGAAAATAACTGGAAGGATAAGATATTAATCTATTTTCTTCATATCCTAATACAGTAGATAATTTCCATTTTTCTAATTTCTCAGAATCTACCTCTAACATTCTATCATACTCCGCATCACTTACATCAACAGGAAGCTCTCTACCATAAACCTCATGCTCCCAAAAAGCAGTTCCGTGTAAATCATTTCTTTTGCGTGGAGAGAGATATAATACTAAAGCTCGATCAGGACGTTGTCCTTCAATATTTAAATCTGAATGAATATTCCATTGGGTGTCTAAAGTGTCTGTAGCTTCTCTAAAAAAACTTAAAATATTTTTAAGCTCCCGTTGCTCCATAACTTCTAATCTGCTTAATATATAGTCATCAAAATCAGAGTTTGAAGGTATAACATAACACTGCCTATCACCGCCCATTTCAACCTCCGTAAACTTACTCTCATTTAAATAATTTTGAGTTATTTGTAAAAATGTAGAATCTAAAAAATCATCAATTAAATATATCATATTAACATAGTTATATTATTAGTAAACATACGATAGAGCTTTTCCTCATCTATATAAAATACATATTCGGTATCAGGCTGATAAGAGACCTCATCTCCCACATTTAATCCTAATTTTTCTAATTGTTGGTTTGAATATTTAATTTTACCACACAACGGCTCTTCATGAACTCCCACACCATCTAAATAAAAATCTTTTTTTGGTAGAGGTTTTATAAAACAATATTTATCATATCCTTTCCATTCATCATTTCTTTTATATAAAAAAAACTGATCTGGATCCACTAAAAATAAATTATCTTTTAACCAGCTTTTACCGCTTTGTCTTTTACCATACATATCATTATAAAATTTAAATACATTATGATGAACTAATAATGTGTCCCCGATTTGAACTTCCCCTTTATAATTAATAGGTACATTTACAACTTTAGCAAATCTATTGGAAACGGTATGATCTTCCTCAGAAACACTGGTATAAAACTTTTTATCGCCATACATTTTAATATTATCGTATCTGCGATTTTTTAAAGGGGTAACTATAAAAGAATAAGGTGATTGCATATAAGGTTATGAGCCGCAACCAATACAATCTATTATTGAATCAGTTGGTTTAACTCCATTTAATTTCATTTTAATATTATGTATTTTATCTGCTAACTCCAACTGTGAGTCAAAAGATAAATTAGATTGTTTTTTTTGATTAGTATACAGAGCTAATTCTTGTATAAGGCTTTGTTTAAGAAGATCCTCCATAATTTAGAAGTTAATATTATATTCTAAAGAAATTGGTAAGGTAGTTTTAAACTCTTTCCATAACAAAATCTCTCCCTTTTTTTCAATCCAAATTTTAAATGATTTATGTTTAGAATCTTCTTGTATAAGATGAATAACATGAGCGCCACCTAATACTTCTTGCCCTACTATATAGTGCATTGCACCAGACTTATAGTCAGCGCCTATAGAAATTTTTCTAATATCCATTTAATTAAAATGTTGTCCCTACCGTCAATATACGATAAAAAATATTAAAATACATTACACCATTCCCAGTAGCGGAATCAGCAGCCGAAGTTAAAGTAACTGCAGTATTTTGATCTATTACTTTAGTAGTTCCTCCTGTTTCAATTTTACTTACTAAATCAGTAGCAAAATTAGCAGATTGTAAACTTAATGTTCCAAAAACTGTAGCCCCTATTTTTACTTCTAAATTATTACCAAAAGCAAAAACTGTCGTTCCCGCATCCAAATAAGTATCAATACTAATTATATCTATTACTTTCCCTGCTCCTGGTGCAGCTATTAAAACAGCTGGTGTTGTATTCATTGCGCGTACTTGGGCTTCATTAAGTATCACATGAGCTACATTGGTATCTATACCAAAAAAATTTTGCATCTCAGACACAAGTACTGTCTTGGTTTTTAATTCATTTTCCGCATCAGTTATAATTAAATAATCTGCTGCATCAAGGGTTGAAATACCAGGGTAAGCGCCTGTGTTACTTATTTTTGCCATAATTTATTTTTTTTCTTCTACGACAGCCTCTTCTGTTTCCTCTTCAACTGGAGGATCTTTTACTTCTCCCGTCTGAAGATTAATAGTAGCATTCTTGCCGTATGTAAGAGTAAGCTCTTTTTCCACCTCAGCAAAATCTTCTTTGATTTTTTCGAGGGCATCAAGCATTACTTTTTTTTGTACTTCTGCGTCCGCAATCGCAATTTTAGTGTTTGTAAAATCTTGATTTAATTTTTGAACCTTTTGTAGTTCTTCGTCTGTTAAGTTTTTTGACATTGTATTAAATTTTTTTGTTAAACATTATTTCACAAAGATAATAAAAAATACTTTTAGTTTAATGATAAAACAACCAGAGGTAAAATAATTTTTCCCCCCACATTTAAGTTGTCTGACCAATTAGTTAAAAGGTCGTTTTTATTTTCATCTGTAATTTCATTTTCATACCACCACAAATCTACTATAATGAGATCGTATTTTTTATCACTATTGTAGGAATACATATCCCCTTCAATAATATTTATATCCGAATCAATAAAATCTACATAATCAATAAGTTCTGTGTTATTTTCTATAACATCTACTACAGTAGAGTTTTTAACGGTTTTAGCATATTCTGGTAATAACCCTAAACCTAAACCCCCTACTAATACGTTATCAAAAGAAACACCCTCATATAAAGCATTCATTTCTGGACAACTTTCACAGTCACCAAACAACACCTCTCCATAATAATCAGCGTTTTCTATCCAGTGATTACCCCCAAAATCTATTTTAGAAACACCATCTGTTTTAGTTACACTAAAACTACTTCCTGAATGTTCTGTTATTTTACTTTCATCTATCTTCATGCGAAATATATTCTTTTAAAGTCTACATCTATTTTGGAATAATCAACCGCATCATACTCACCAAAACAATTCTTCATAACCGCATAGCTTGGTATTTCATCAGACATTACACCTTGGAAAACTCCATCGCCAAATACCTTGTCTAAATACTCAAAAGTATATATTTTTAATCCTGTAGGAGAATATCCTATTAATTTTATATTTTTCTTCAGTCTTCTATCACTCGGAGAACATGGAGTAAATACTGTTATATAACCTGAAGAATTTGTTGTAAATCTTGAGCCTGCTGAAGCTACTGCTGTTTCTCCATAACCCCAGTTTCCTGCTCCTAAAGGTGTTGTTCCTGCAGCATCAGTATATACATATTCGTTAACAGCTACCGTAGTAAAGTATCTATCTGCTGATGTTGTTACTCCACATGCAAAAACAGGTTTTGGAACAGTCGTAGGAGTACCATATTTATGATATAATGCTACAGCATCTTTATCATAACTATAAAATTCATCTGCTCCATAAGGAGTGCTTGAGTTAGGATGTGAGGGACTGTCTGTGTTAACTGCAGGATATGTAAGGCCACCACTACCAGCCTGTCCACCTATAACCAATTCTTTAATTCCTATAATTCCAGTAATTGTTCCACTACCGTAAGTTCCATAATAACATTCTTGAGCTAAAGAAGTCCAATCTAATACTCCACTTCCTGGTACTGCCATAATTAAGATTTTTTAAGTTCATCAATTTCAGCTTTTAATTCTTTAATAGACTCAATAAGTAATGGAACTAATTTGTCATAAGAAACTGTTTTATATTCTACACCATTAGCAACTTCTGTGTCTGATATTGGAGCGACATGTACTACTTCTGGCATTATTTTTTCAACCTCTTGTGCGCTTACACCGACCTGTCTTTTATCATCATCATAGCCTAACTCTTTAGCTAATTCATTTTCTCTAAAGTAATATCCTCCTAATTGACAAACCTTATCTAAAGCATTAGGAATTTTTCCTTCAAAGTCTTTAAGTCTTTCATCAGAATAATAAGCATAAATATTATTTGTAGCTCTTATCATTCCTGTAGTTCCTGAAGCATTTGTTCCAACTCCAAAAGAATCAAATCGAACATCTGCACCAGTATCAATATCTTGTTCTGTAGAAACAGTAACAGCTCCTGTCGCACCACTCACATCTATACCCGTTCCTGCGACAATAGACGTAACCCCGCTATTAGTAATGGTTACCGAACCAGACGTTCCCCCACCACTTATTCCAGTACCAGCGTTTACCGCAGTAATATCTCCCGATGATGTAGTATAGCCTGAATCATTTGTCCACTGACTTATATTACCACCTTTATTAGTAAATGTTTGGGAATTTGAGGCTGTTGTTGTACCTGTATTGGTGGTATAACCTGAACCATTTGTTAATTGATTATTATTAGTAATACTACAATTTAAAGTAACTGTTCCTGAAGTACCTCCTCCGCTCATTCCAGTTCCTGCAGTAACACCCGTTATATCTCCAGTATTAGTAGTATAACCACTATCATTAGTCCATTGTGAAATATTACCTCCTTTGTTGGTAAATGTTTGACTATTACTTGCTGTAGTAGTTCCCGTGTTGGTTGTAAATCCTGAATCATTGCTAAATATACTTAATCCAATTTCATTTGCTGCTTTTCTTCTTTCTGCTCCTGAGTCTAATACAATAAATTCATCTGTACCTGTCATAGCAGCCGTCATATCTGTAAGTTCAGATAAGTCTAAAGTAATTGTACCTGATGTAGTAAACGATCCATCTAACCCAGTTCCTGTTGCTACTGAAGTAACTGTACCAGTATTTGTTGTATATCCAGAACCATTAGTAAGTTGATTGTTGTTTGTTATAGAACAATTCAAAGTAACAGAACCACTTGTTCCACCACCGCTCATTCCAGTACCCGCTACAACCGCTGTAATATCTCCTGAAGCAGTAGTATAACCACTATCATTTGTCCACTGTGAAATATTACCGCTTTTATTGGTAAATGTCTGAGAATTTGAGGCTGTTGTTGTACCTGTATTGGTTGTATATCCAGATCCATTAGTAAGTTGATTGTTATTTGTAATAGTACAGTTTAATGTAACAGCCCCACTTGAGCCTCCACCTGACATGCCTGTACCCGCAGTGACCGCTGTTATATCACCTACCGCAGTAGTATACCCACTATCGTTTGTCCATTGAGAAATATTTCCGCCTTTGTTCGTAAAAGTTTGGCTATTACTTGCAGTGGTAGTTCCTGTATTAGTTGTCCATCCTGAATCATTATTCATTCCTGACAAATTGATGTTGGCTTTAGTTAATTTTCTCTGAGCAGAAGAAGTGTCTGTTACCACAAAGTAATCACCATCACCATTTGTAGTAGATGTAGATAATTCAGATAAATCCACATTTAGTGTTACTGTACCTGATGTTCCTCCACCATCTAATAATGTTCCTGCGGTTACTCCAGTTATATCTCCTACAGCTGTGGTATAACCACTGTCATTAGTCCATTGTGAAATATTTCCGCCTTTGTTAGTAAATGTCTGAGAATTAGACGCGGTAGTAGTTCCTGTGTTGGTTGTATAACCCGCTCCATTAGTTAATTGGTTATTATTTGTAATAGAACAGTTTAATGTTACAGTTCCACTTGTGCCTCCACCACTCATTCCAGTTCCTGCAGTAACACCAGTTATATCACCTACATTTGTTGTATAACCTGCACCATTTGTTAATTGATTATTATTGGTAATAGAACAATTTAATGTTACAGACCCACTTGAGCCTCCACCACTCATTCCTGTTCCTGCTACTACAGCAGTAATATCACCTGTAGCTGAAGTCCAACCAGCATCATTATTCATGGTGGACAGGTCTATATCTCCTGGGGCAATTTTATAGGTAGTACCCGCGGTATTAGCAATAGAGAACCAATCTGCATTACTTGATGTGGTAGTTGTTGTTGAATCTTCCACATCCAAATCTAAAGAACCAGTAGATGTAACTGATCCTGATAATCCAGTACCACCATCCACTCTTGTTACCCCAGAGGTAGTTACATACCCTGCTCCATTAGTAAGTTGATTGTTGTTTGTAATACTACAATTTAAAGTAACTGTTCCTGAAGTGCCTCCTCCGCTCATACCTGTTCCTGCAGTTACTCCTGTTATGTCTCCAGTATTAGTAGTGTATCCTGAATCATTAGTCCATTGTGAGATATTACCTGACTTATTAGTAAATGTTTGAGAATTACTTGCGGTAGTAGTCCCAGTGTTAGTTGTATAACCTGCACCA